TTTACCTGATAGTGTATTTGGGTATGATGAATTTGGAAATATAGTATTTTATGGTGATCTAACATCATTAGCTACAGGAGTTTCTTTTGAAGATACATTAGGACAAGATTTTAGAAGTCGTCTTAACTACTATACTTTTAATAAATTTGAAGCAGCTAAACATGGTCCTTTAATTGAGGCCGCAGAAAATATTTATTTGGATAGTCAAATTGTAGCTGACCCTAATGATGCCTTTGGTAATTTCCAAGAAATACATTTAGGATATACTTTAAAAATACAAGAAGACAAACCAGTAGATAAAAACAAACAAAATCTACTTAGAAGAAGAGGAATAGCTTTAGATTCAGAAAATAATATAGTAGCTGCTACGGACTTAACTTTCTCAGATGACTTACCAGGTATAATTAATGAATTAAAATATAAATTAAAAATTAGAATAAATGAAGGTATAATAGGGATTAATACTTCTGATAAACAACCTAATCAAATAAGTGATTCTGATGCTTTAAATTTAGCAGAAGATTTAGGATCTAATCCACTAGCCCTTAGTAATATAAAAGCGGGAGCAAATAATAGAGCAACTAGCAATATTTCTTCTGGTAATGCAGCTAATTCAATAGAAGGTAAACCAATAAATCCAAACGAACCTATAGAAACAAGAATTGGAGGAGGAGATTTTGTTAAAGATGAAACTATGGGAGAAGGAAATATAACAGGTGCTAGTAGTGTAGGAGATAAAGAATCACCAAGTAGAATAATTAATACAAGAGCATTAATGGAACCTATACTTGAAGAACAAAAATCTAATAACCCTGAGGTAAAAGCAATATCAGATATGCTTAGTACTCTTAGTTCTGTAGACTCTACAACATTAAGTAACCTTCTTAAATCCCCAGGATCACAAGATTTGTCTGATCAAGAATTATTTAATACATTAAAGGAACAAATATTAAGTACAGTTGATCCAAACCCAAATAAAATTGAAGAAGTTAAAAGAAAAACAGCACAGTGGTATGAAGGTTTAAGAAAATCAACTAGAACAGAATGGGAACAATTAACATTAAATTATAGACCACCACAAAGACCTTCCCCACCTGAATATGAAACCTATTTTACACAAATAGAAGAATTAGCATTACCACAATGGATTGGAACTTTACAAAGACAAAAATATACTGAGACCGAAATTCAATATGGTATTGATGATGTTAACATTAGAGACAAATATCAAATAAAAATTGGCCCAGAACCAAATAAAGTTAAAGTAACATTACGCCCAGCGTTTAGAATAAAAAGATAATATATAAATATTTATAATCATGAAATTAGAAGCTTTTAGAAAAATAATTAGAGAGGAAGTAAGAGATGTAATTAAAGAAGAATTATCTTTAATTATGCAATCTCCTATTACTGAAACTAAAACAACTCAGAAGCCGGTTGTCGAACAAAAATTAAAGAACAACTCATTATCTGAATTAATTAATGAAACACCTCAACCACTACAATCTGCAAAACCTACACAACCTTTATTTGAAGGAGCTGGTGCTTTAGCAGATGTTTTAAACCAAACACATGTTGAAGGTGGATGGAGAAATCTTAATGGTGGAATGTCATCACAGGATGCTGTAGGATTCCAAGGAGGTATGCCTGGAGCACCTACTAAAGTAGTAGATTCAGTTGATGCAATGATATCAAATCAAAAAACATCTGATATAAACCAAGTATCAATTGATGCTGTACCAGATTTTTCGGGTTTAATGGGTAAAATGAAAGACGCAGGTAAAATATAATGACATATATAGTTAGAAATGTAGACCTTTTAGATACTAAACCTAGTACAGGTATTGGTATTACAGTACCATTTGATGGTCCAACTGGTATAAACACTACATATACAACTAAAGATACAATAAAATCAAATTTATTAAATTTTATCTTAACAGGTAAAAGAGAGAGGGTATTTAATCCAAGTTTTGGTTCTGGGGTAAGAGAACTATTATTCCAACCAATAACAGAAGACCTAGTTGATCAAATAGACAATTTAATTAGAGGCGGAGTAGATGATTATTTCCCCACAGTTGATATAAAAGAATTAGAAGTAACACTTCAACCTGATAGTAATACTTTTACTATCTACTTAAGTTATTCTATTATCAACACTAACATTGAAGATGAACTTCAAATAAATCTTAATAATGGCTGAGAGTAAACAAATACAATATTTAAATAAAGATTTTGACGGATTCAAGCAAAAATTACTTGAATTTGCTCAAATATACTACCCTGAAACTTACAATGACTTCTCAGATACATCAGCTGGGTTAATGTTAATTGAAATGGCTGCTTATGTAGGGGATGTTCTAGCATATTATGGTGATAATCAAATACAAGAAAATTATTTAGAATTTGCTAAACAAAGAAATAACTTATTATCCCTAGCTTATACACATGGGTATTTTCCACAAGTAACTACAGCAGCAACAGCTGATATAGACGTATTCCAATTATTACCATCTTCAACAGAGACTGGAAAAGTAAGACCAGACTACAATTATGCTATGATTTTAGCAAATGGTGCCCAAATTCAATCATCTAATGATAGTAGTGTTTTATTTTATATAGAAGACCAAGTTAATTTTACATCATCAGGAAGTTTTGACCCAACAACAGTATCTGTTTACTCTGTAGATAGTTCAAATAACCCTAATTTTTACTTACTTAAAAAAACAACTAAAGCATCAGCTGGTACTTTAAAAACCTCAACTTTTACATTTACAAATCCTGAGAAATTTTCAACAATACAAATACAAGATACAAATATAATAGAAGTAGTAAATATTACAGATAGTGATGGTAATAGATGGTATGAAGTACCTTATTTAGCACAAGAAACAATTTTTGATCCTGTAACTAATATAGCTGCAAATAACCCTACATTAGCACAATATAACGAGACTACTCCGTATTTACTTAAAACTAAAAAGGTACCTCGTAGATGGGTAAAAAGATTTAAATCAGACAATACCCTTGAAATCCAATTTGGTCCAGGTGTATCATCAAACCCCGATGAAATCATTACCCCTAATTCAGATAATATAGGCTTAGGTTTACCTTATGGAACAGATAAATTAACAACTGCTTGGGATCCAGCCAACTTTACTTATACTAAAACTTATGGAGTAGCACCTTCAAATACTACTTTAACAGTACAATACTTAGTAGGGGGTGGGGCAGAATCAAATGTTTCAGTTCAGTCATTATCAATATTAAATTCTGGTTCAGTTAGTTTCTTTGGATCAGGTTTAGATTCAACTCTCCAAACTACAGTTAGTGGTTCATTAGCGTTCTCTAATCCTGTAGCAGGTGTGGGAGGAGGAGATGGAGATACAAATGAAGATATAAGAAGAAAATCAATAGCTCAATTTCCAACACAATTAAGGACTGTAACCAAAGATGATTATTCTATTAGATCTTTATCTTTACCTTCAAAATATGGTAAAATATCTAAAGTATATGTTACACAAGAAAGTAGAAATTCTAACAAAATTTCTAATGAAACATATGACACAAATACTTTATCATTATATATTTTATCACAAAACAATGTTAATGATTTAGTAATAGCTGACCCTGCTTTAAAGGAAAATTTAAAAATTTTTTTATCTGAGTATAGAATGTTAACAGATGCTATTAGAATAAAAGATGCATTTATTATTAATTTAGGATTAAATTTTGATATAGTTTTATTACCTAATTATAATAATCAAACAGTATTAAATGCTTGTGTTAATGCCCTAATAGATTATTTTGATATAGATAAATGGCAAATAAACCAACCTATTTTAATTAATAATGTTAGAAATGTAATTGATAATATTGAAGGAGTACAAACAGTTAAAAAAGTAGAATTTATAAACAAAGTAGGAGAATCAGAAGGATACTCAAAATTAGCATATGATATTAAAGGTGCTAGTATAAATGAAATATTATACCCTTCTTTAGACCCATCAATTTTTGAAATAAAATACCCTAATAATGATATTCAGGGAAGAGTAGTAACAAACTAATAAAAAATGGCAATATATAAAATATTTCCCGAAAAAGATTCTTTTATCTTATCCCAATATCCTTCTCAAAATACAGGTAGAGATGAGGTATTAGAGGTTTCAAATTACAATGGAATAAATGTATTATCATCAGCTCAAGGTGATTTACCTGCCGTTACACGTGCGTTAATTCAATTTAAAACAGCGGATATAAACAATGTAATTAATAACACAATAAGTGGTAGTGCATTCCAAAGTAAATTTAATCTATATCTTGCTAGTGCTGAAAATGCACCTTTAGATTATACATTAGAAGTATACCCTATTTCAGGAGCATGGGACATGGGTACTGGAAAAGTAAATGATAACCCAAAAACCCAAAATGGATGTTCATGGGGGTGGAGAGGAGAATCAGGTTCAAATGCTTGGACAACAGCTGGAGGAGATTGGTATACAGATAAATCAGGTTCATCACAAACATTTTTATATACAAGTAATAAAGACATTTCAATGGATGTTACTGATATGGTTAAACTATGGAATAGTAGTTCAATTGATAATAATGGACTTATTTTAAAACATTCTAGTAGTATAGAATTTTCTGCATCATTTGTTGAAACAAATTATTTTTCTGTAGATACACACACAATTTACCCACCAGAATTAGAATTTAGATGGGATGATTCATCTTATGCACTTACAGATTTAACTGCAGTAACTTCAAGTGATTTTATTATTTCATTTACAAATGTTAAAGAAGAATTTGAAGATACAGCTATTTATGATTTTAGAATAAAAGCAAGGGATACATATCCTACAAGAACATTCCAAACATCATCAGTATATTTAAATGCTAAAGCATTACCTACATCTTCATATTGGGGTTTAAAAGATATAAAAACAAATGAGATGGTAGTAGATTTTGATACTTCATATACTAAAATAAGTGCTGATGGTAATGGTAACTATTTTAAAGTTTATATGGATGGTTTAGAACCTGAAAGATATTATCAATTAATGATAAAAACTATAGTTGGAGATGAAACTCTAATAATTGAAAATAAAGATAATTACTTTAAAGTAGTTAGATAATGGGAAAACAAGAAATAAAACTTAACAAACAAGTATTTGGAAAAGTATCTTATCCTAAAGTTATTGATACTGAATTTAGACAATTAGTTAAACCTGAAGAGATTGAAGTAATTGAAGAACCAATAACTGTAGCAGAGTTTTTTTCTGAATATGATAGATTATTTTTTGAAATTCCTCAAAAAGGAGCTGGTTCACACGATGAATTAGTTAAAAGAAGTTCTGCTTATATAGGTGTAACAGGTCAATCTGAACAAATACAAGCATTATTAGACGAAATAAACGAATTAAGAGCACAACTACTATCAGCTCAACAAGAGATAGTTAACTTAAGTACTAGCATATAATGGCAGAAGAAGTAAGCATTTCTAGTGTTTCAGCTAGTTCTCTAGAAACACAAGTTTATTCATCACAGGATATAAACCTGTTAAATGAATTTGAGTTAAATAGAGACTTTGGGGCAGAACAAGATACAATTGAATATCATATATTTGATTCTACTAATAACCTTTTATCTTCAAGTTATGATTATACAAGCTATAGCACCCAAGTAACAAACCCTTCAAGTTCATTATATAACACCCTTTATATTAACCCTGACCAAGACCTAAATAATTCAGGATATGATATAGGGGAATATAATGTTTTATACAATTTTTATAGACCTGTATTTCTATCATCTAATACAACAAGATATTTTATTAAAGAAATATCTTCGGATAGAACAGAAATAAAAATTACTACTAATGATTTATCCTATAATGCTGTAGGTACTTCATATTTTAATTATGTAACATCAAAAACAGGAAAAAGTTTTTACTCTGATTTACTTTTAAATTTTGGAGATAATAATACTTTAATTGCTGTAAATAGTTTATTAGATACTGAAGACACAGCGCAGCCAGGTATATTTGTAAAACTATATGAACCTTTACCTGAGGGGTATGATTTAAAAGATACATTATGGATAGTAGAAGAAATATCTGATTCTATTTCATTTCAAGTTAATATCCAATTTACAGCTGAAGAAGCAGAACAAGTAGAATATTTAAGAGGACCTAATACTAATATTGAATTAAATAATAAAACAAACTCACCTACTAAATATTTTAATACAAATGAGTTATTAGGTACTGTTTTAACATCTTCATATCAACAAATTCAATCTGTATTAGAATCAAATGGAGTTAAAATTAATATTGATTATACAGATTATAATAATTTTGTTCATTTTGGTTCTGCTTACGATAGATTAGCTAACTTTAAACATAAATTAACCCAAATTCAATCTTATCAAAGTGATCTAAATACAATTAAAGGTTTAGACCCTTTAACAGACCAAATAGCTATATCAGCTTCAGAAGCAACTATACAATCAAATATTAATAACATAATAGAAAAATTTGATGGGTATGAATATTACCTGTACTTTGAATCGGGAAGTAAATCTTGGCCTAAATCAAACCAATACCCACCTTATGATAATTATGGAGTAACATCTGATTCGTCTTCATTATGGTATGGGTCTATTGATGAAAATAGTAGCTATTATGGAGGACAAATATTATCTGCTTCTTTACATGATATTAATAACCAAAATTTCGTTTGGAATACACTTCCTGCCTATGTTCAAGAAGATGCCCAAAACCAAAATTTAGAATTATTAGTAGCAATGTTGGGCCAGAGTTTTGATACAACTTGGACTTATACAAAAGCTATTACAGATATAAATGTTGCTGACAATAGAATTGACCATGGTATTTCAAAAGATATAGTAGCTGATACTTTACGTTCTTTAGGTGTTAAATTATATACTTCTAATAGAACAAATGAAGATATATTTACATCTTTATTAGGTATTACACCTTCTGGATCATTAACCCCTGATACTGGTTCTTTAAGAATAGAAACATATATTTCTGCTTCAAATGAAGTTACACCTTACGATGATATAAGTAAAGAAGTATATAAAAGGATTTATCATAATTTACCTTATCTTTTAAAAACTAAAGGATCTTATAGAGGTTTAAGAGCACTTTTAAATTGTTTTGGTATTGAAGATACTATATTAAGAATACATGAATATGGAGGTATAGAAAAAAATATTCAACAAATTACCCAATATTTTGAAAATCATGTTTATTCATTAGATACAAGGCAATCAAGTTCAATTGAAGTGCCTTGGTTACCTTCTTTAATGCCTATGGTAGGGGATAATTGGGAAGATATAGATACCGATTGGAATAATATTGAAGGTTGGTGGAATGGAACAATAGCAGAAGATCAAGTCCCTGATACAATACAGTTTAGATTTAAACCATCTAGTTTACCCTCATCTTCTTACTACACCCAATCTTTATTCCAAATTAATACAGGAAGCACAACTCAGTTTGGATTACAATTACTTTACCCTTCAGAATCAATAGCTACCTCAAGTGGTGACTATGATGATTATGGTGAGTTAAGGTTTATATTATCTGGTTCTCAAGGATATGTAACCTCTTCAAGAATATGGATGCCCTTCTTTACAGGAGGATTTTGGGATGTAATGTTAAAAAGAGACCCTGCCCAACTAAATCTAAATGAAACAGGATCAGATGTAAGATACGAATTAATTACCAAAAATGGAAATTTTGATGGAGATAATGCTTTTATACAATATGAAGCATCTTCTAGCCTAGTAATTTCAGGATCTACTTCTTCCTCTTATAATGAAGCATGGAATACATACACTTTTACATCAGGAAACAACCACCTATTAGGTTATTTAGGGGGGACTGGAAGTAATAATACTATAGCACCTGATAATATTATATTTGATGGTGAATTTCAAGAATTTAGATATTGGGTAACTAACTTATCTCAATCAACTTTTGACCAACATGTAATAAACCCAACATCATATGCTGGTAATGATATAACTTCATCTTATTATGATTTAGTTTATAGACTACCTTTAGGAAATTATGATATGATCTCTGGTTCAGATGGAGATAATATAATAACTTCGGTACACCCAATGGTTACAGGATCCTATGCTCCAACAGGCTCGTTTTTAGGAACAGGATCATCAACAGTAAATTATGGTATTATACATAATTTTTCAACTAATAGCTTTAAATCAGAAAGTAAGATTGATTCAATTCAGGGACCGGACAATGGTGGGTTTGCTTTAAATGAAAATAAAATTAGAATATCAAATAATGAAACTATTTCAGGATCAACCCTTTCTCCTTATGTATCAGTCCAAATTAACCAATTAAGCAGTTCAACAATTGATTATACCCCTGATTTAGATATTGCCGAAATTGCTATCTCACCTCAAAATAGTATTAACCAAGATATTGTTAACCAATTTGGTTGGTTTGATATAGATGAATATATAGGTGATCCTAATATTTCTGGTTCTTTAACTTATCCTAAATTAGATAAATTAAAAGAATTTTACTTTAGAAAATATTTCAAAGAAACAAGTGTATTAGAATCAATAAGATTATTATCATATTTTGATAATTCTCTATTTAAAATGTTAAAAGACTTTACCCCAGCCAAAACATTACTAAACACGGGGTTAGTAATTAAACCTACTTTATTAGAAAGAATAAAACAAGAAAGATTCAACCCTTCCTTTACTTATATAGACCATAGTGGATCAATTGATATAGTAAATATAACTGGATCAAACCCACTAGCCGAAAACTTAAATACTAGTTATACAGGAAAAATTTTAATACCTTCCAGTTCAGCAAATACTATTACAGCTTCAGGCATAATATATAACTTTACTGATCTAAGTGAACCATTTACAGGAGAATATAGTGGAAGTGAAATAACAGTATATGCAACACCTACAAGTAATACAGTAACAGAATTAAGTTTCTTTAATACAGAAATTAACTCTAATATAGCAGTAACTTATTCTTCTATACCTTTTAACCCAACTTTAAATAACATAGATGAACCAAGAAAATCAATAAGATTTATGGATATTGATTATTCATCTAACCCAATAATACCTGTTAATATAGAATACATAACAAGTAGATCATTGGGGACACTATCAGAATTAAGTTCATCTTTCCTAGATGCTCCTATACAAGATAGTAACTATACTTTATTACGTAGTAAAAATCCTAGATATTTAGGTAGTAAAACAATATCACAAAAATATAATACTTATACTGAAGGAGATTTATCCTATGGGTCAACAGCTGCTATTGATTTAAATTCACTTAAATTTGCTTATTTTTCAGAAATAGTAGAAACAGGATCTGCTTTCCCAGAAAGATCAAATGTATATATTAAATACTTAATTGATGGGAGATCTAATATTTTAGAATTAACTAGAAAAAATGAAAATATATTTGACATCCAAAATATTTTTAATGCTAAAAAAGAAGCAGATATATCTTTAGATAATAATCAATTATTTGGAGACCAAAAATATTTAGATGGTTTAAAACCTGTCTATGCCGGTGGGTACAGATATCTACCAACTTTACAAAACCCAACAGGAAGTTCCACTCTAAACTTCAGATTTACTGTTGACCCAATTGAAAACCTAACTAAAGATGATATATTTGTACTTCCTGAAAGTTTAGGAGGTAATTTTGTAGATATTGGAGACTTTACTTTAGGAACAATACAAATCCAAACTGGAAGCAATAGTGTATCAGTAGGAGGATTTCCAGCTATTACATTAACTAGAAACGCTCCCGTAGATCAATCTACTATATGGTGGGACAATGACTTATTAATTAATATAGAAGGACAATTAGAATTAGAAATTAATGTCCCTAAAAATATCTCATCCTCTTTTGATACTATATCTTGGAACCCTTTTAATGGTGTTTTACCTATAAATTCATCCTCAATAGATTTTGGAGAATTTGAATTAATAGAAGCTATTTACCATATAACTAACTCTGTAATTTTACCAAAAAATACCTCTACAATTGAATCATTATTAGATGATTCTATATCATCTATGGGGGGACAGTTTGAAACCAGTTTTATAACCCCTGACATAATAAGCGCTTCAGTAAATATAGGTGGTTTACAGGCTGCTACTTACGGAACTCCAAAAAATACTTTTTATTTCCCATCGGATCCTAATACTTCATTTACATCTAGTATAGTTGATGGGGGAGATGCTAATAATGGGAATGCATTTTTCTTAAGAAATAATACAGGATCGTTTAATATTTTAACTGCTTCTGTATCAATGTCTTATTGGTATGATAGTTTTATACAAACATCCTCTATTTATGAAAGTGGGTCGGATTTATTTGGAATTATAGATGAACAATTTAAAATAGAAGAGGGAGATTTATTTAGATTTGTAGATAAAACTGGAGGAGTTGCAGGATCAGGAAGTGGAGAATTTCCTATTGAATTTGAAAGACAAGTTAAAAGTGTAAATGTTATTCCAAGAGATGAAGTAACAAATACAAGACGTTTAACTATTGAATTCGATAAAGATATACCAGCTAGGGCCTGTGAAGATTATTCTTCGGTAAGTCCTGATGCTGCTAGACAAATTAAAAGATTTATTATTCTAAAAAAAGTAGAAGATGAAACAAATATTGTTCTTAATTTTGAAAAACAAGAAGGACAAACATCAACTGGTATAATACTACCGGCAGATCTACCTATAACATTACAGGAACAAGCCGGTAATATAGTAAAAGAACTTAAATCGCAAAACTTAATATCATAATTTTTAAAAACATTATATTTATATATAACAAGAACAAAACATGGGATACTTAAATAATAATACAGTTACTGTTGATGCCATCTTAACAAAAAAAGGACGTGAATTATTAGCACGAAATGATGGATCATTCAGAATTACACAGTTTTCATTAGCAGATGATGAAATAGATTACCTTTTATACAACCCTGACCATCCGTCAGGATCAGCTTTTTATGGAGAAGCTATAGAAAACATGCCAATACTTGAAGCATTTCCAGATGAAACTCAAGTAATGAAATATAAATTATTAACATTACCAAGAGGAACTGCTAAATTACCTGTATTAGAAACAGGATTTTCAACTGTTACCCTAAAACAAGGTGCAGCATTATCTATTACTCCTCAAACTTTAAATTACCTAGGAGCTGATACAACATTTGAAGCATCCGGATATACAGCAACAATTGGAGATTCAAGAGTTTTATCTGTTTTCCAAGGAACAGGAGTAAACACATCAGATGCAGCAGCCTTAAATTCTACTTCAACAGTAGGAACAAACGTATCAAGAACAGTAATTGGGACAACTATTAATATAACTGCTACTACAGTTAATACTTTATTTGGAACAGCAAATACATTGCAAACCATTTTAACATTAACAGGTAGAGATTCAGGGGCAAGATTAACTATCCCACTTAACATAACTAAAGTAACTACATAATATGAGCTTTGTAAGTTTAAACTCTAGCGATTTCGTAGTAAGTGCTGATTCTATCACTTCTACACTATGGTCAGGTGAAGTACCTGTATTAACACAATTTTTTACTTCATCCCAGACTTCTTCATTTGATACATTTTTAGATGTTTATCAAACAGGTTCCTTAAGATCAGATGCAGCTGTCCAATTTTCTATAGCATATGGAGAAGTAAAAGGATCTGGTTCTGCACCATATAATACTTTAGTTACTGGTAGTTCACCAACAAGAGTAACTTATGGTCAATATAGAACACTAGTCAATGGAGACGAAAACACAAACTTTAATTTTGGAGTAGGAAATACAGATTCTAGAGATATGTATGTTATAAATGTCAATAGAGCCAGATATAAAGAAAAATTATTCCCAGGTACATTTAATTTAGTACTTTCAGGATCAGATGGTAGTGTAGCCTCAAAACTTCAATTAACAGATAATTCAAAAGATATAACTACTTTAACCTATACAGATGCTGGTAGAGTGTTTGATATAGTAAGTGGTACAAATGGGAGTGCTGTATCAGAAAGTGTAACAGGAAGTGTAACAGGAGGATATACAAACTCTGGATCATATGGCCAATTTCTACCCGATGTAGGTTTAATATTATTAAACCCAAGAGCATTATCATTATCAGCATCAGAAGGAGGAGTAGGACTAGTAATTAATAATGATTTAACTAATAATGCTTTAGTATCTAATAACAGTGCTTTATTTGAATCAATAAAATTAGCCCAAACATTTTCACTAAATTCAGAAGAAACTATAACTTCTGACTATATGTTTGTTAGGGTAAGAAATACGGATTTTAACTATACAACTAACCCATCCATGATAAGTGGTAGTGGTGAATTTGTATATTCAAGTTTAATTAATAATCCTCAAACTTTTATTACAACTGTAGGTTTATATAATAATGCTACAGAATTATTGTCAGTAGCAAAATTATCAAAACCATTAGTTAAAGATTTCACTAAAGAAGCTCTTATCAGAGTAAAATTAGATTTTTAATGAATGAGTTTTGCATACAAAAAACTAAATCAGACTGATATTAAATCAGTTCCTTATACTGCTAATAAGCAGTATGAGTATGATTCATCATCTTATTTTGAGAATAACATCCAAACATACGTAGGAGAGTATATTCCTATTACTACAGACCAACCTTTTGACCCTGTAAATGATAATTTAACTACAGATCAAAATTATAGAAGATTAATATATGAATCTATTCGTCATTTATATTACGAAAATTATATTACAGCTTCTTCAATTGATCAAACACCAGAAAGGCCCGGTTTAGAATATCCTGAAAATGTTAATTATTTTTGGCATTCTTCATCTTATGATAATTACATTCAAAACACTTTATCGTCTGGATCTTTTCCAAATTATAGAAATTTTCCTTATTTCCAATCCCAAGAATATGATTATGATGATGAAGGAAATGCTTTGTATGGGTCTGCTATTTATTTTATTGAAAATGCTGCTAAAATAAGAGTAATATCTATTTCAAAAGACAAATATGGAGAAGGTATAAAACCAACTACATTTTTAATTTCTGGCTCAAATTATCACATAGCGGATGATGGTCAAGGAAATTTATTTGATTACATAAAAGCAATAACCAAATATAATAAAAGAGAATATGAATCAACTCTTGGATACTATTCAGGAGATTCAGATGGATTAATAACCCCTGTTGGAAATATATTTTATAACCAGGGTTTAGCAGTTATTACAAACCAAGATTATTTATGTTTTATAGAAGGTAGTCCTGTAGCTAGAAATGATTATTATACAATATTAAATACCCAAGAAGAAAAAATATTAGATATATTATCTCAAGATTTTGATGATTGTGTGGAAATAGCCTCAGAATCAGTATCTACTTCAAACATAGAAGGAATAACCTTCCCAGATTTTAGTTTAAGTGGAAGTGGAGATATAATAATAACACCAAATAATATAAGTGTAACTCCCGGTCAATATAAACTAAATTATAATGTAAATAATACTTTAGGAATTGCAAGTAATACAGCTTCAATAACATTAAATATAACAGCAGAACCTTTATCTTCATCAATAACATCTATAACACAATCATGTTTTGGATCAAATATCTCATCTTCTGTAACATTTTCTATAGATAAAGGTTTACCTCCATATAGTTGGTCTATTGACAATTCTACATATACCCCTATAAGTAATTTATTTCAACCTACTATTACTGCATCTTTATTACCTACTCGTTCTTTAATACTTTATGTAAAAGATAACAATAATAAAATAGTAACCCAATCTATTAATACTTCTCTAATCCCAATTAATGGGAAAGTTTGGAATAATGATGTTCCTTCTTGCGAAACAATTAGTGGAAGTATAATTGTAAGTGCTAGTGGAGCTACAGGTGTAATATCAGCTTCACTATCATCATCATTCTCAAACTCAGTAGAACTCCCTACTGAATTTAGTGGTTTAATAGAGGGATCATATAATGTATATTTTAAAGATTCTAATTTATGTACTAGTTCTTCTAATATATTACTAGGAAAAACTCAACCAGTAACAGCAAGTTATACAATAACTCATATAGATTGCTTCGATTCAAGTTCAGGTAAAATAATTCTAAATGAACTAGATTCAAACAATACTGCATCAGATTCATTTTTAACAGGAGGTTTATCTCCTTTAACATGGAGTTGGTCAGGCCCTAATGGTTTTTCTACATCATCTGAAAATGTTATAGAGTTAGCTAGTGGAAGTTATATTTTAAATATCTTTGATGCTGATGGATGTTCTAATGCTTTTAATTTTGATGTTACTTCATCACCACAAATAATTTATACAGCTAGCATTAATTATTCATCATCAACATCAACAACATTAGATATTAATAATTTAACTGGAGGTATTCCACCATATTCTTACGAAATATCAACCTCAATATCTTTCTATACAGGATCTATAGATACTGGAAGCTCTAATTTTAATCTAGATGCAGAAGGTCTCTCCTCAGGATCTGCAAGTATAAAAATATTTGACAGTATAAATTGTTTTCCTATTAGTAAAAGTGTAGAAATTTATGGTAGAACATGGGAAGTAAGTGAATCTTTTTGTGAAGATGGAACTGGTAGTGTAGCAGCAAGAAATCTTAATTTCTATACATATGAACCAACAGGATCAGAATGGGTAACTGTAAAAATTTCATCTGGAAGTGAAACACCAGTAGAATTTGCCACTTCAGGTAGCAAAACAGGAAGTTATACTTGGAATAATAATAGTAGTTTATTTATTAATATCCATACAGGTTCTAATGATAATTTTTATTTAAGAAGAGAATATAGTGGATCCAGTGGGTTAATAAACCCAATTGAAACTTCATCTACGTTCCCAGCTAATTTAACAGGTAGCGAAGTAACTAATTCAGCGATTATAATAGGTAATGCTAGAATAGATAACTTCCAAGAAAATGTAGATGTTTCATTAGGGTTTGGTACAAGCCATTCTATAAATTCACTCCATTTAACAGCATCAAAAATAAACACAGAAGATTTAACAACTAATATAAACTTTAAATTTGCTAGACAAATTGACTTAACCAAAATTAGAGATAATTTTACAGGAAGTGCTTTATCATTATCAACAACTGGTAGTGATAGTAGTGGCTCAAACTTTGCTGCTCGTGATAATGAATTTATAGATACCCTATATGGTAACACTGGTAGTTTTATAGGTCCTAATACATTACTATTTAGAGAGGATTATAGTTTTGGAAACATTATTAATACCCCTTCTGGTTCAAATATAAAGTTTACTAGTGGCTCTATTTTTAGTGGCTCTATATCAGCAAGTTATTTTGGGGGTGAAAATGCACAATATTTTACACAGAGAACAGATAAGGTTTGGTTAATGACAGCAGATCTTGATAATGTTCCTTTTGTAGAAGCATATTCTTATACGGATTTAAATCAATATGAAAATGATCCTTTAGGAATTAGACAAAATACTACAGGAAGTTATAGAAATTATAATATTTTTGCAGGTTCACAAAGAATGGAAAATGATTTAATGTATATAATGATTATACATGAAGATGAATTTGCAAATATGTCATTACCAACTGGATTTGGGGGAGGAGAAATATTTAATAGAAGATTAAATTTAATAAGGGATGTTAATAGAATTTATTATTTATTTATGTCTCCAAATATAGGAACATCATTTATAAATAATTTTAGTTCATCTTTTAATGTGACAGTACAAGCTGATGAATATTTAAAAAATCATTATTATATTAATAATATTCAACAACCTACTATTGAATTAAGAAGAAATACTAGTGCATCTTTATTACAAACTGATTATAGTAATATAAGTCATTCTATAAGATTATCAACTACAAGTGATGGGACACATAATGGAGGAACAGAATATACTGGATCTAATAATGGTATAACATACATTGGAACCGCAGGAACAGGAAGTATAAGTGCATCTTTAAGTATTAACTTACCTGGAGATGCTCCTAATACTTTATATTATTATTGTACAAGTCATTCTTTAATGGGAGGACAAATTAATGTATATGATTCTAGTTCAATAATTCAAAGTGATTTAGATAATAGATCAATGGCAATAGGACAATATTTTATAGATAACGTAATTTATGGCTAATACAGGATACCAAATATCACCTACACTAAGACAATATTTTACATCGGGTCCAAACTCCGGTAGTGTTGTTTCATCATCTTTTGATATTAATTTAGCAGCACAACCCTTTAGTGCATCTGTTAATGCTACAGATTTTTTCTATAGATCATATAATTCTGAAAATTGTGAACCTGGGTTTGAAGATTGTTTAGTACCTCTACTTACTAGTTTAAATACAGGATCCCAAAGAGGAAGATTTGAAATTAATTATGTTACCCAATCTGGATTTAATACAGCAAGCAGAATAACATCCTCAGTTAGTAATGATATTAATTTTTCTACATCAGAAATATTCTCAGCCTCAATAGGCAATATTATGCCAGTTACAACTTCATTTACAAGTGGTACTGTATATTTTAAAGCCTTTACTTCTTGTAGTGGCCCAACACCATCCCCAGATTCAGATCCATTATCATTTACATATGATTTACTACCACCCCCATTAAATGCTGGTAGTGTAAATATTATATTTAAAAATAGTATTACTTCAACTATGGAAGTATTAATCCGTAGTACTAGAGGTAACTCAAATTATATAATTTCAGCTGGAGATTCAGTTACATATGATTATAGTACTTCTCCTAATCCGGGTGCTTGGACAGCAACTGGAAGATCGGAGGATTTAAACATTACTATAAAAGGAGGATCTAAAAATGACTATGGAAATTTTTTACAAAAAACAATATCAGGTATAGAAAAAGAAACATACATAACAGAAGGAGGATTTAATAATGCTGATTCTTCAAATGATGATAGTTCAACATTTAACCCTGATACGGGTGTTTCCTTTAAAATAAGACAATTATCATTACCTATTAATGGTACAATAACAACTACTACTCTTACATTACTGCAAAATATCCCCCCAACCCCAGTCCCTGTCCCTCAACCAGAGCCTGATCCAGGACCACAACCTTATTTTGCACCTCAACCTTATGTAGAACTTGTATTTGGATCAACTCCCATTTCATCACAAAATAGTGCTTGTGATTCTAGTAATGTTAATTATAGAGAAAAAACATATTATCAAAGGAATGGATATTTATACAATACTAGAGCAAACGCTTTAGATAATATTAAACCAACATTTGAGTTTCAAAATAATTTTATATTAACTAATGCTAGTTCATACATAATAGTTAATAAAGATGGATATATACAAAATAGAGGTGGGTGTATTTTACCCACAGTAGATATATATACTATAAGAGGATCTTTTGATACACAAGAAGCAGCATGTAAAAGAAAAAAATTAAGTGGAACCTCATTCTCTTATAAAGACAATCAACTAATAAATTCTAATTTATCAGGTAGGTATCCTTTATATAGTGGTGTTAATGAAAGAGGAGGAACAAACATAATATTAAGTTCAGGGAAAATAATAGGATATGAAACATGTGGATCTGAATTAACTACAGTACAATTTGGTAGTATTGGGTTTTTAAATGCTATTTATCCTTTAGAAACTCCAAATATAATTAATCCTAGAACTTTTAAATGGATATGCTCTAATGAATTAAAAAACTACTCACTTGGCCCTTCAGGAATCCTTTATTATGATGTGAATAGCCAGTATGCTTATGTTCCTGTAGGATTAGGAAATAGATGGTATAAAACAACAGAAGGTGATTTTGTTAATTTTGATAAAGGTAAAATTATTAATAGAACAAACCCATGTTAAAATATAAACTATGGCAATAACAATAGGTCCAAATATAATTAAGTTTAAGAACAAACATACTATATATGAAAATGAAATAGTATGTAGGGTAAATGCTACTGAATTTAATATGTCCCAAAACCCAACTATTACAACTAACACCTCGGGATCATTAAGAGATTTTGCAACAGGTTCTATTTTCCAACCTTATGCTACTACCATAGGAATATACAATGAAGCAAACGAATTATTATTAGTAGGTAAATTTGGTCAACCTATTCCAATGACTAACGAAACAGACATTACATTCGTAATTAGATACGATCAATAAATGTGGTTATACAATAATGAAGTTATAAAAGGTATTGAACAAATGCCTAAAAATACATTTGGTTTCATATATGAAGCTACTTACATTCCAACTAACGAAAAATATTTAGGCAAAAAAGTATTATTTTTTAATCGTACTTTACCACCTTTAAAAGGTACTAAACGTAAACGTAAAGTGGTTAAAGAAAGTGATTGGTTAACATATTATGGTTCCCATACTAAAATTAAACAGTTACTTACAGAAGGTAAACAAGATAATTTTTCACGTAAAATATTAGAGTTTGCTTTTAATAAAAAACACCTTACATACTTAGAAACAAAATATCAATTTTGTAATAATGTGTTAGAAAATACAGAATATATAAATGATAATATATTAGGTAAGTTTTTTAGAAAAGATTTGGTTAATCCAAATATTTAACGTATCTTGAATCTAAACTTAAGTCTTTTTTATGGTAAACCAAATATTACTTGGATTAGTGGAATCCGTTCTGGGTAAGAGTAATCCGACAGCAAGGGGAAATCATGCTTTCCATTGTGCTTTTTGTCACCATAAAAACCCAAAATTAGAGATAAATTTAATTCCAAATAAAAAAAAAGAAAATTTATGGCATTGTTGGGTGTGTGATAAAAAAGGTAAAACTTTATTTGGTTTATTTAAAGCATTAAAAGTATCTACTAATAAACGTATTCAATTAAAAGATATATTAGGAACTACAGAAAAATATGATGTAGTAGTTTCAAACACTAAAGTTGAATTACCAACAGAATATAAATCATTATATAACTTAACCAAATCAGATATACATGCTAGGCATGCTTTAGCTTATCTTAAAAGAAGAGGGGTTTCTACTATCGATATTTTAAAATATCAAATAGGATATTGTGAAAAAGGTAGATACGCTAATAAAATTATAATCCCTACATATAATGCTGATGGACAGTTAGACTATTTTGTAGCACGTTCATTTGAAAGAGAACCATCAAGAAAATATGACGCACCATCTTCAGACAAAAATATTGTAGGATTTGAAAATATGATAAATTGGAATATTCCTATTGTATTATGTGAAGGTGCATTTGATGCTATTGCTATAAAACGAAATGCTATACCATTATTTGGTAAAAATATATCAAAAAAACTAATGCAAAAATTAGTTACATCTGAAGTTAAAAAAGTTTATTTAGCTTTAGATAAAGATGCTATTAAATCAACTTATAAAATAGCAAAACAATTACTAGAAGCAGGAAAAAAAATATTTGTAATAGATTTAGACGACAAAGACCCAGCTGATATGGGGTTTGCTTTATTTACAAATAAAATTCAACAATCACAAGAATTTACATTTTCCTCTTTATTTAACTTAAAATTATCTATATGAAATTAAGGAAAGCTAATTTTCCTAA